GAGCTGCATGGCGAGCCGAAGATGTCGATGCAGCAATTGAAGAATGAAGAGGCGATCGCTCAAGAGATGGATCAACACGACGAGGATTGTCTAGTGTGGCAAACGTACAATCTTGAAGAGGATTGCGATTGCAGCCTCAGGTTGATGATCTTCCGGGTTTTCAAACGCGTCGATACAGCGGCCACATTGACACGCTCCACGCATCGCATTCTCTTGAACGTACTGCCACAGTGTCATTCGCCCGCCTGCTTGATGAACTCACCATCTTCGGCCAGCCCATAGAATCCTTTGATCTCTGGCAGATCGTGAGCCAACGCACATTCATGCACCGCGTTGTTTGCACGTTGCCACGCCTGAGCAGATACGTCCGTTTTTCCAAATAGCAAGATCACGGGAGTCTTGCGAGCGGTGTTTGCCAACACCATCAATCGCTGTGTTTCCTCTTCGGTTGCATACACGCCAGTACCTACAAGACCGACAGGCAGTGTCATTGCGTCCATCCTATATTCTTGGAAGCTCTTACATAAGCGGCATTATCTTTCGACCTCAACTCTGCTATCCGCCTGAGCCAATAGTCTCCAGTCTCACCCTGAAACCAAGCATCACCGGCAGGTGCAAATCTGTTATGTCGCAAGAGCTGTTCGACACTCAGCGAGTCGATATAATGTTTGTTCTCCCCGGTCAACTCCATCAGCTCACCACCACTGAATCTGCAATCATTCTTGCTTGCTGCGCTCGCGTTGCATTCGGATGGTATTTCTTATCCTTGCCCAGCTTGGCCTCAACAAAATCCAGCACGGACACCAGCTCGGCTCCTGTCAAATCGTTCAGCGACGCCTTCTCGAATACAGCCAACACAAAACGGTGCCGATCGTCATCCGGCTTGTCGCGCCCAGCGAAGCACTCGCCCAATGTCATCGCCACAGTCTGCGTCAACGATTCGGCTTTGTGCTTTCCCTTGTTTACTCCTACGCGCTGCGCGATCCATGAAACGATGTCGCTGACGGTCGGCGCATCTGGATCACTCGGTTCTTCATCGGGCGGTTCAATCGTTCCTTGCTTGCCCTCACCAAAGTGATCCCTTACATCCATGGACTTGTCGAGCGCCGATCCCGGCTCAAGCTGATTTCCTTTCGGCCCATCCTCGGGCGGTTCCTCCACATCCTTCTCATCTTCATCGAAGTCACGATCGCCGCTCTCGGCCATCTGACTTTTCAATTCCTTGATCCGGCTTTCTGTGTCGCCCTTGACCATCGCATTCCGGTATTCTTCGGACAGGCCATCCACGTATCCTTCCATCTGCGGATCACCGAACAGCTCATGGTCTATTGCAATCGCCTTCTGAGCTTCGGGCGACAAGTCGATATATTTCGATAACCGTTTCACGACCGTCTTGCGCGACATTTCGCCGTACCAATCGTCCCACGGTCCTGACTTCGCTCTCGACGACGCCCGCACTATCTCAATCTCCTCACGCGTCATCACTTCAAACTGCGGCTCGGTCTGCTGTTTCCAGACGATCGCATACGCGTGGGTTAGCAATTCGTCGGACGGGATCACGCGCGGCGTGTGCTTCAACTGCGGGTCCAATCCGTACTCGAACTCCAGATCATCGCCATCATAAACACCACGCGCCTCAATCTTCAACACCTTCGGCGCTCTCAGCATCAACCGAACGATCCCCTGCACCATCGGCATGAACTGAGCTTGGCCTTTGAATGGAATGATCGTTGCTTCCTTTCCATCAATATATAGACCAGCACGGGCCGACTCCATGATCGCCAGCAACAGTGACTCAGGCGAGACTTCCCATAGGTCTTTCCGCTTTGTCGCCATCAGTAACGCAACCTGCACAAACCGTTCAACGCCGATGTTTTCCGGCAACATACGCGCGATCGCATCTTGCTTCGTTTCCATGTACGACCGCAACTGGATCGGATATGCCTGCTGATCTTTGTCTACCATCTCATTCCTCCGCTCGCTTCAAGAAGTAAGGTGAGAATGAACGGGACGCTTTGCCCGTCACTTTGTAATCATTGACTTTCAGCTTCCCGGCTTCGGCGAGAGCTGCGGCTGTGGACTTCCACGAAACCTTCGGCTTTCCATAGCGCCAATAGATGCGCAGGAACTCCGGTATCTCGATCGCTTCGACTTTCATCGTGGTCATCATGGCTTGCAAATCGGCCTTAGCTGAATCCTCCAGCTCACCCGCGGCCGCAACCAGCTCACGCGCTTCTTGCAGCACTTCAGCAGCTTTGCGCCATTCCTCTCCATCGACAACGCTCAACTCACCCTTGACCTCTGGAACGTCAGGTACTGCGGCTCCATTCTCGGGCGGCGGTGTTCCGGTCAGGACATACTTCATCCAGAATTCCTCTTCCGCTTCAACCAGCGAACCGATGAATTCCTGATCGGCCTCAAGATCGAAGTGGATGATGTCCCAACGCTCGGCGTTGAACAAACAAAAGCTGCCCCACTCATAACCCAGCACGCCCAAATAGTGCATGAGCTGAACGATCATGTAGTCAGGCAACCCGTGTGCTTTCACTTTCGACATGACACTCAGACCCGGACACTTGATTTCCAGCGTCCCGGTTTCGTCAACGTAAAACTCTGAGCGATCGCCGCCTCGCATAATCTGTCGATCCACATTCGCGATCATAAACTCATGCTCGCGGTGACGGCGAAGCGGCTGCTTTCTTATATTGCGACCCGTCTTTTCTTTGTAAAGCTCGGCAGCAACCGGCTCTAAATAAATCCCGCGCAACATCGGGCCGGTTGGCTGTTCATCAATCACCACCTCTGCACGCTTATCTTCAAACAACTCCAGCGGCGACATGAACGGGTTGAGGCCTAGAACAGCCGCGGCGTCTGATCCGCCGATGCCACTCTTGCGCTCGGCAAGCCATTCCCCGCGGTCACGATCCGCGCTGATAGCCATGGAAATCTCCTATTCTGTTGTAAGCAGGAACGCTCATTCTCCGTGTCAACAGTCTACACCTGACGAGATACATTGTCAAGGATAAATCATCTGCTGCGGTAGTCGTCAACGAATTCCTCAAGCTCCTCTCGCATCTCTTGCTCGCTCTCGATCTGCTCTTGCCACAAATCGTCGTCCCGCAATTCTGTGACCGAGGTTGTGACCAGCTCTGCCAGCAGGTTCGGCTCAAGCGCGTCCAGCTCCCATGATGACGCCCCGAACTCGGCGATGTATGCCCGCGCTCGTGCGTCGGTCAACTTGGCAGGATTTTCAGGCGGATTGAGGCGCGTGATCTGATCCATGGTAAGCGCCATCCGCACAAGCTCAATCTGCTGGCCGCTGAACCTCTCCAGCCGCTCCAGAATATCGCGGTCCATGTCCATTCCGCTCGGATCGTGATCGCCGAAATATAGAATCCAAACGATTTTGCCAGCTTCTACGGCCGCGCCGATTCGTTTCCCAATTCGATACATGTGGCTCAGACTTGAATAGCCACGATTGGCCGTGAACCGCACGTCCAGATCAGCACAGACCGGCTCCATCACACCGCTCAAGGCATCCTTTTCAACCATCACTTCAACGTGGTTCTTCTGACCTTCCCAGCGATCCACGCGGAAGACTTCCACCGCGGTGTCCACGAGGTCTGCCGGATCATCGAAATGACTCGGATACACAGTCCTGCGCGCTCGATCTTCGATCAAGTCCCAATCCAGAAAGCCGTACAACCGACCCTTGCCGACTGCGTTTCCAATGCGTTGATAGGCGCGCTGGCTGTTCTCGATCCAGCCACGGGTCACGAATTGGTAAAACAATTGGCGCACGGTCAACACGAATCCCGCCTCTTGATATTCCTCCATGATGATCCTTGCTCTGGCGATCAGCTCGATCGTACTATCGCGCATCTCCGTAAATTCAAAAGCTTCTTTCATTCAATTCCCAACCATCGCTCGACAACCCGCGCCAGCGATCCCGCTATGCTGTCTTTCACCGTATGCGCCTCACGGCAAAATTCGAGCGGGTCCATCTTGTATCGGACATTCGGTTCCGGCAACGCCTCTAGCTCGGCCATGAGCGACTTCAGCTCCAATATCGGGACTTGCACGTACACAGTGTCATCTTTCGGTTCTTCGCTCATCGCCTCAACCTTTTTTCTTCATCCCATCGGCGCTCCCGATTGCGCTCACGTTGCTTTTCATCCTCACGCCATCCCTCCAGAGTCTCAGTCAGCAGCATCAACCGCAATCGGATCACGTACACTCCCAACACAAACATCGTGAAACCACTAGCGACAACGAACTCCATCTCATTCTCCTTTCTTTGGGTCTGGATTTAGCGCGTCTGCGCTTTCATCAACTATGCGCCTTACCGCAACGAAAGCGTTGATCGAAGCTAGATTGATATCTTTCATCTGCCGTTTCAAATTCCCGACCTCTGCTACAACACGGTCATAGTCGCGCTCTAGCTGTTCGTAGGTTTTCGGCATCTCATTCTCCTTTCACTGATCCAGCTTTTTTGCCGCGATCAGAAACCCATTGACCAGCGCCCAATCGACATCCGACATCTCGGCGGCGGCAGGTATCATGCTCTCCACAGCCGCCCTTCCTTGACGGACCCTCAGCTTCAGCTCCCGGCGATATGGAGTCTCGTCGTTTTCGTATCTGGCGATGATGGTCACGCACTCCTCCAACGCTTCAGCCGCATCGCCAAGGTTGTCGATCAAGTCCATCGTGAACCGGCCATCATCATCAATCAACATTCTGTACGATCCGGCCATAATATTCTCCTATCACCACATCGGCCCGTAGTCATCTGGCTCCGTTCCCTGCAACCTGAGGCTGCAATCGCAATCCTCTTCAAGATTGTACGTTTGCCACACTAGACAATCCTCGTCGTGTTGATCCATCTCTTGAGCGATCGCCTCTTCATTCTTCAATTGCTGCATCGACATCTTCGGCTCGCCATGCAGCTC